GACAGCCTGATGGGAGCCTTAGAATTGTCATATCAAAACCTTAACTTTTACAAAGATGAAGAAATAGTGTATAATAAAGATAGAGCATCCACGATTGCCGGAAATTTATTTAAAAAGAAATTTTAAAATATGCCTCTTGAAAGTGAAAAAGATATCCAAGGTCAAAATGCACCATATCCAGTGCAAGATTTGACACTAAAACAAATGGGTACAATATTTGGTGATAGCGGAACACAACGCTATGGTGGTTATTTTTTTGATGAGCAAAATGCAGATTGGCGCGATGAGTCAAGGATTGATTTAGTAGATCAGATGAGGACAGACGGTGTGATAGACGGCGTGCTTCGAGCAATCAATGCTCCAATTTTAGCAACAGACTGGTACATCGAATGTGAGGACGAAAAGATAGTTGAGTTTTTAGAAGATAATTTATTCGAGGGGATGGAGAGAAGTTGGAAAGACTTCGTGCGTGAGTCATTATTGTTTTTAGCATACGGACATTATGCATTTGAGAAGATTTTTAAAATAGAAAAAGGACAGGTGATGTTGAGAGATTTATCACCACGTATCCCAAGGTCAATTCAAGACTGGGAAATTGATGTCAGTGGACAAAAACAGTTCGGCATAAAACAATGGATAAGGACAGACGATCCATCAGTATCAAAGACTAGTGCAGAAATACCAGCGCGTAAACTTTTGATTTTAACTAATGACAAAGAGGGCGATGATGTGACGGGTAGAAGTATATTGAGAGCAGCCTATAAACATTATTATTATAAAAATACACTATATAAGATTCAAGGAATATCAGCCGAGAAGAACGGTATGGGTATTCCAACATTATATCTACCAGAGGGATTTGGTACAGCCGAGAAGTCATCGGCAGAAAATATGTTGGCCAACATCAGGACTAACGAAAAAGGCTTTTTAGTATTCCCATGGAAAAAAGAAGATGGTGAGTTTGAATTAGTAACACCAAGCGGAAATCCACAGGGCGACGCAATAGACAAATCAGTAGAACATCATAATCGTCAAATACTATTAAGTGTTTTGGCGATGTTTTTGGGTCTGGGAAGTTCAGAGGTTGGGAGTTTTGCATTGAGCAAAGACCAGTCATCATTTTTCTTGAAGAACGTCGAGGAGAAAATCAAATACCTAGAAGAACAGATGGAAAAACAAGTCATTAATGATTTGGTTAAATTTAATTTTGGAGATAACGCGCCAAAGGTCAGACTAAGACACAACCCATTAGGGGATATTGATTACAAGGAAATGAGCGAGGTATTGTCATCACTCACTAACTCCGGATTAGTCGACAAAGATCCTAAAATCAAACAGTGGACACGCAATACCTTTGATTTACCAGAATTAGATGATGAAGAGATGGTAGTATTAGAAAAAGAATATGAGGAGGACAAGGAGATTGATAGAGAGCTGAAGAAAAATCCACCAATGCCAATGGTCAATCCAAATCAACCGGCAAAGCCTAAAGTTGACGAAAAAAAAAACTTAAAAAAGAATGAGGAGCATATTCACGACCACAAATTGTTGACAGAAAAACCCTATAAGCCAACGCGCGAATTTACAATCTATGAGGAAAAAGCAGATTTCAAATTCTTGAATGAGAGTTTTAATCAGATCGAGGGGCAACTCGAAAGAGAGATGATCAGCACAACGAATGATGAGGTGGATAAATATGTGGATAAAGCAGTGAAAAGTGTGGATAAAAAAGACATTGGGGGGCTAAATATGCTTATATTTGGTGGACTATTGATCTACAAAAAGTCAATTAATAAATCAATTGCACAGAGTTATGAGGTAGGTAAAAAGACAGCTACCAAAGAAATGGGCGTAAAACCAACCGCTACACCACGAGAGCAAGAAGCATTGAAGAACTTTGAAAGCCAAGAATACGCCGAGAATTATGTGTTTGAAATGCAAAAAACAGGTAGGGATATAGTAAAGAATGGAATAATAGCAGGAGCCTCCGCTGTGGCCATAAAAACAGCCCTTAAGAAGAATTTAAACGATAAAGGGAGCAAATTGATAGCAAACACCTCTGGGACCGTTGTGGGGCAAAATATCAATCGTGGGAGAGGTCTAGTGTTTGAAAGTAATATCAATTTAATATCCTATTTTCAGAGAAGTGAGGTAATAGATGGTAAGACTTGCAATACCTGCCTATCACTAGATAAAAGGATAGTAAAACCAAATGATCCAATGAGAAATCTTGATTTAGTTCATAGTTTTTGTCGGGGAGTGTGGATCCCAGTGTTCAAATCAGAAAAACAACCAAAAGCAAATCCAATCCCAAAAAGTGTTGAAGCAAGATTCGACAAGGTGGGTGGCAAGCCAGTAATAAACAGTTTTAAGAATGTCAAAAAGCCAACCAACACCAAGCAATCACAAGAGGCCAAAAAAGAAATAGAAAAAAGACTAACAAAATAACATCAATTACATGCTTGTAAAATGTTCATGCATCAAATGCAAAAAGACTCTTTTATTTTACGAAATAGAAAAAGGATTAGTAGAAGTTAAGTGTCGTAATAATAAATGTGGTGTTATAAATGCTATTTTTTGCGACCATGGAAATTGCAAGGTTGTGGATAAGTTTGATTATCACAAGAAAATGTGTTATAATAATATTACAGTTAATAAATAATATAAAAACTATGTCAGAAGAACTAACTCTCGAACAATTAAAAGAAGAGTTGACAAAGCGTGGTGTTGAATTTCATCACTTTGCTGGACTTCCAAAACTGTCAGAACTATGGGCTATTCATAGTGAAGATAAAGTAATAGATGAAACAAAAAAATTAGTATCATTAGAAGAACAAGCAGAAGCTAAAAAAACAGAAGTGGCACAAGAATTACCACCAGTAGCAAAAGTATCAAAGGATCCAGCAGAGCCAAACGCAAAAGGAAAATATAAAGCACTCCGCAATGTAAAACACAGCGGGGAAACTTACAAGGAAGGTAAGAGATATGATATTAAAGAGGATCACGCAAAGCAATTATTAAAATTAGGATACATCGAATAATAAAACAATTTAAAATCCTATCCTCTCACTCTTTGTTTATGGCATGATAAATAAAGATAATGATTATTGCACCTTATGTATTGACATAGGGTAAGAGGATAGAATAGAAGAACTTCATAGAAAGTCGGATAATACCGACTTTTTTAATTAAAAAAAATATGGATAAAAACATTTTGCACTATCTAAGTACAATCGAATTAAAGGACGATGGAAGCACGTCTGATGTTGAGGTATTGAGATCAGGTATATTACAAGATAGAGATTGGAAGATAGAAATGTCAATGCTTAGAGATTATGTCAAGAATTATGAGGGTAATGTTTATGGAACTGAGATACAAGTAAACAAAGAACATAGGCGTGGGAGCGAGGCAATGGGATGGGTTAAAAGTTTATTCATTAAAGGTCGAAAATTGATGGCTACAGTAGAATGGACAGAGCTAGGTCAAGAGGTAATAAGTAAAAAAATATTCAAATTTGTATCCGCAGAACTTGCAATGGAATACCCACACCATAAAACAGGCGATATAATAAAAAATGTACTTATAGGATTAGCGTTAACAAACGCACCGGCACTAAAAGCACAGACCCCTCTGGCTTTGTCGGAAGAATTAAATAGTTTATTCACTAAACATAATAAAGAAAAACATATGTTTGAGAAATACCTAGCATCCATGAAGTTACGAGAAATTGTATCTTTAGAGGATAAAGAACTTTTAAAGCAAATGCTTGAAGAACTTCCTGTAGAAGAAAAAACCGAGGAAGTTAAAGCTGATGTCGCAGAAGTTGAAGCAAAACCAGAAGAACCAAAAGTAGAGGAAAAAACAGACGAGGAAAAAGCAACCGAAGCAAAAGCAGAAGCTGACAAAGTCGAAACAGAAAAAAAGGCTGGTGAGGCAGAAACCTTAGCAGAAAAACTTGAAGTAAGCAACGAAAAAATTACTTCTCTAAGTGAAAAAATCGAACGCAAGGAATTGGGTGAAGTAGTGTCAGAAAAAATGGTACTATCTGAAACCAATTTGACTGGCGTTGTAGCAGAAAAACAAGACTCAATTGTAGATTTTATGTTAAGTCTAAACGAAGAACAGAGGAATAATTTCAATGAAATTATGTCAGCTGTCAAAACAGTAGATTTAAGTGAAATCGGATCAACAAAAGTTGAAACAAAAGTAGAAGGTGAAGACTTGGAAGAAAAAGTCGTTAATCGTACAAACGAATTAATGGCAGAAGATAAGGAGTTAAATCTTATTGACGCGCAAAAGAAAGCCATGTCAGAACTAGACAAATAATTAATTCATAAACATATAAAGATATGTCAGATATAACTCTAGCAACAGAGGAAGGCAAAATAGATTTAAGCCGACCTACTGGAACTGATTTGAGTTCAAGCCAATATTATATTGTTAAGCATGACTCAAGTGAGGAAGTTGTACTTTCCGGGGCCGCTGATTCTTCTCTAGGTGTATTGCAAAATGCCCCAGATGGATCAACTAACGAGGCAACCGCACAAGTACGTGTCCAAGGTATTACAAAAGTAAAAGCAGCTGCAACTGTTGCATTTGGTGATTATATTACTCCAGACGCAAGTGGTACAGCAGTAGTAGCAACCGCTGGTCAAGAATTTATGGCCAAAGCATTAGGTAGTGGTGATAGTGGAGATTTGCTTGCTGTACAATTGATGTTTGGCCAAGTAGACACACCATCTGTACAATTGATGTTTGGCCAAGTAGACACACCATAGTTCGAAGGTAAGAATATAATTCAAATAAATTAAACTTTTATGAAACCTAATCTAGGCGACGCAAAGGTTGATAAGATATTGTCACAATTCTCACAAATGTATAGAAATGAGAATTATATCTGTGAAAAAATCTTACCGACTCTTAAAGTCAAAGAAAAATCAGGTAAATACGCACAGTATGGTAAAGAGAATTTACGTACTTACACAGACCAAATCTTCCGAGCTCCGGGTACACGCGCAATGAGCATGGATTATAGTGTATCACAAGGTGATTATCTATGTCGTGAAAGGTCACTAGAAAAGCTAGTACCGGATGAAATGGTAAACAACACTGACGATCCGTATGATCCAAAGAGAGATGCAGTAGAATTTTTGATGGATGCTATCTGGATCAACCAAGAGCGTGCATTGGCAACTACAATGTCAGATAATAGTGTAATGACAAGTTACACAACATTATCAGGTACATCACAATGGAGCGATTATGTAAATTCAGATCCATTGGGAGATATTAGAACTGGTATCAACGCAATGCGTACCGCAGCAGTTCAAAAACCAAACGTAATGGTATTGAGTTATGCAACTTACATCAAATTGATTGACCATCCAGATGTTCGTGAGCAAGTTAAATACACAAATGGTGGTCAATTAGGTGAAGATGCTTTTACTTCTTTCTTGAAGAAACATTTTAGACTAGAAGACGTTTATATTGCAGACGCAGTATATAATTCAGCTGACGAAGGTCAAACTGATAGTCTAGCAGATGTATGGGGCAAACACGCTTGGTTGATTTACCGAACACCTCGACCAACATTGATGAAGGCAACATTTGGTCTAACTCTATTCGATGTATCAAGAAAAGTAGATACCTATCGTGAAGAACCAAAATTGTCTGATGTTGTTAGACAGAGATATAGCTATGATCAGAACATGTTTGATGTAAATCTAGCTTACTTTATCGAGAACGCAGTAGCGTAGAATTATCTAAAGTAGCGGTGTGGGAGTCCGCCAGTCCGTAGGGCAAAACAAAACTCCCTTGATAAATAAATATGACTTATAGAAAATATAGAACAAAAGAAACTGCCAAATTCTTTCAACCAATTGGCAATTCAGAAACACCCGATACAACCGCAGTAACTGTCATTGAAAAAGATAGTTCTGATAATGTTTTGCGTGCCACTGGTACAACTGTACCGGGGTCCGAAGCAGGTTTTTCTAAAGGGTGTATTTTTATTAAGACCGATGCCGGAGCTGGCACAGAAGGTTTTTATAGAAATATTGGTACAACCGCCGCCTCATCTTTTGAGGCACTAGATACAATTACTCCAACTGAAATTGCATTAGCAGAAGGTAGTGTATTATTGGGTAATGCCTCTAGTAAAGCCGCAGCATTTGACGCTTCTGGTGATACCAAAGTGTTAGTTGGAAATGCAACTACTATAACATCTGTCGCATTGAGTGGCGATGTAACAATGGCGAATGATGGTGCCACAACTGTCGCCGCTCTTGATTTAGAAACAGCTACTGTGACCAACATTACAGACACAGAGTTGTTAATTGGTACCGGAGCTGGGACTGCTAATTTTGCAACATTAAGTGGTGATGTAACTATAGCAAATACTGGCGATGCAACCGTTGCCGCTCTCGACCTTGAAACCGCCACAGTTACTAACATAGTAGATACCGAAATAATGATCGGTACTGGTGCTGGCACAGCAAACTTTGCTGTCATGAGCGGAGAAATTACAATGACAAATGGTGGTGTAACAACTGTTGGAGTATTAGCTTCTGGAAAGATTGTAAGAGCAACAAATGATACAGCAGTAGGTGCTTCATTTATTTTGGATCATGTATCGGCAAGCCCAGCGGCACTTGATGTTATTGGAACTTTAATTGGTAGAGGACAAAATAGTATTTCTGGTATTGTGGATTATGGTACAATTGGATTTGGAATTGTAAGTGCAACTAGCGGGACAGAAATTGGTGGATTATCAGTAACATTGCAAAATGGTAGTGGTGCATATCCAACAAACGCACAATTCACAATCAACGGTGGAAGTGGAGGTATTGGTGTGACTCGTGAAAATGAAGCTGCAGAAGGTGCAGCAATTACATTGACACAAGTATCTGCAACTGCGGCAGCCAATGATGAAGTTGGTTATGTTAAATTTGTTGGAAACAACGATGATAGCCCAGTTGATTTAGTAGAATATGCACAAATTGCTGGAATTATAACTGATGTCACTAATGACGCAGAATTTGGTCAAGGTAGATTCAAAGCTATCAATGGTACAGGAACAACGGAAGTAGCCGGTGGATGGGCAAATAATGGCTCATATGGTCAGCTTATTGCAGGTTCAGGTTCTGGACAAGGTGAATTTGTTTCTATGGGGGATAACGATGTTATTCTTGCAACAGGTAATGCAGTCACAGGATCACTTACCATTACTGATGGTGCTGACGGAGCAATTACACTTGCACCAAACGGAGCTGGTACAATTGAATTAGAAGCAGTTACTAATTTTTCATCCACAGTTAATCATGGAACTTTTGCAAGCCCAACTACAATTGTAAAAGATGTTCCTTTGATTATGATAAGTGGTGATGTAGTTGCAGACCAAACATCTGGAGTTACAAGAGGAGCTTGGTTTAGAACAAAAGTAAGTGCAGCTCAATCAACTTGCTCTATTTTAGGGATAGAAGCACAATGTAGAATTAACGATGCAGCAACTTTAGGAGCTGGGCAATTCACAGGAAGTTGGAATTATTTTGAACAATCTGGTACAACTGCTTTAAACACAGGATGTCTTGCTTCAGGAGCGTCAAACACTGTGGAAACAGCATCTACCTTCACTATTGATAGTGGAGCAATACTTGCTGGACAAGTAATTGATTCATCAGTTGATGCAGGCATTATCAATAATGGAACCTTTGTTGCTTTATACATTAAGAAAGGATCTGGTAAACTTGATTTTGTAAATGGTATTGAATTTACTGATTGTTTGAGTGATAATGTATTCAAATTTGCTGATGATGGAGAAGTCTGTAATGATACTGATACTGGTGCAGCAGCAAGTTTAGATAAAGATGATATTTCTGGTTACATAACTGTGGAAACAGGTACTGCAACAAGATATATTTATACTTTTGCAGCCAAACCTAGTGCAGTCTAAATTGTCGTTTAAGCCCCATTTGGGGCTTTATAGGGTAATTTAACATATATGACTAAAACACCTCGTAAAACGCAGAATATCAATGAATTAGGGACTATAAAGAGAGTTGTAGACCACAAAAAGCACGAATATAGAATGGCAACGTCAGTAAAATATAAAGGGGTGATATATAGAAAAGGCGATGCTGTCATACTTCAAGGAAAATTATTAAATATCTTTTTAGATAATAATTATATAATAGGATAATATATGAAAAATAACGCAGACGAACTTTCATTGGAAATAAACTCTTCCGCTGAAATACAATCAATAACATCGGAAACAATCGCAATTACCGCCGGAGTTGCTGGTGTGGTAGTAGAATCCCAGTTTGGTAGCTTTCCAATAAGAAACAGCCAGGGGGGAAAATTAGGTGGGTATGGTGATACAAGCATATCACTTACATCGACCGCTTTTGATACAGAAGTAGCCTATGGTACAGCCGATGCTGATTTAGCAAACGGTGAATTTTGGGTAGATTATTTGAATGGCATTTTAAGAGGTAAAAAGAAAGATGCATCAACGTCAATGACTTCTGATTATAAAATTGTAATGCTTAATATTTTAGTAGATGAAATAGAAGTTACAGCTAGTCAAAACATAGAAGAATTGGGTGGAAATGCAATTGATTTAGAAGATGGTGCAGTTGATGTTGGCACACAGAGAATGACTCTTGCAAGCGATGATCCAGCGGTGGCAAGTTTAGATCTTATTGATGATGCAATTTATACAGATGGAGCTGGCACACCATCAAAGGGCATGTTAATAATGGGAAATGACGGAACTAATCCACAAGCGTTGAGTTGCAACACTGATGGAGAATTAAAAGTTAATTTGGAAACTTCTGATATTGAAATAGGAGCTGTTGAATTAAAAAATGGAACGACTGATGATAGGGCCATCATAAAAGATGGAAATACAGCAGCAATCGCCGATGATGCTCTTATTGTGGCAGATCCAAATGTGTTGGCCTCTTTAACAGCAGTTGCAATTCCAACCACCCTAACAGGTGGAGAAAAAACAGTAACAACAGGTGGGACAGCAGAAGCCTTAGGGACAACACTTGCAACTAAAACAATCTATATTAGAGCAAAGTCAACAAATACTAATGATGTTTTTGTCGGGGATAGCGCGGTGGACAAAGATACAAACAAACAAATTATTTTGTCAGCAAATGATAGTATTACAATAAATATTGCAAATAGAATGACTGTTTATGTAGATGTGACAACTAACGGAGAAGGCGTAGACTATCTGGTAATGTCATAATTCATTTATACCGTAATCATCCGGTTTATACAAAATTTATATGGATAATCTAACAGTAAGACCATGGCCACCTTTCAAAAGACATGGAACAACAATTACACAGCGGATTACAGGAGATGATATGTCTATAGTAGACGAATCAGCAAGGATAACTAATCTTATAGAAATTCAGGCTGGTTCTGCTTCCACTCCAGTAATAACAGATACAATTGGAAGTATCAAGTCAACAATATATTCAACTGGCGATAATGCTGCAATTATTGGTTCTAACATTTCAGCTGGTACTGAAAATTTTGTAGTGTTAGCAAGTCATTATGGTTTAGTAACTGGTCATCCATCTGATAACGCAAATTCTTTTATAGCAGGTTTTGCCCCATTTTTAACTAATACTCAAGGTACTGCCACGAAATCTGGAATGTATCTTGGTGATTATGGAGCTGGTGCGATATGGGATTATGTTATACATAGTCAGGTTGGGGCTAATATAGCCTTGTACGAAGCAGTTAATGACGCAAATCCTTCGTGGAAATTTGGGGCTTCTACTACAGAAAATTTGAATATACAGACTTATTACGATGCAGGAACGCAATTAATAGACTTTGTATTATTTCAAACTGATACAGCTGGTGTTGGTGCCAATAAAGGCAAGTTTAAATTTAATGTAGATGGAGCAGATATATTTCAAATTTTAGATACTGGAATTTTTGTTACTGGTACAATTTCGAGTGCGGATTTAAGTTTAGCAGGTGGTATTATACAAGAACCTACAGCCCCAGGTGTTCTTTATGAAATGGCACTTGAAACAGAATGGACAACTGGCGGTTTGATTGATGCTTCTTTTGGTAGTGCAACTACCTTGTCAGGTGAAATAAATGGTATTTGGTTAGACTTTGGTAAGAATGTAACTGCTACAGGACAAAGTGTATATGGATTCGGAATTGATATGCCAGCAGTTACTAATACTGGTGCAGGTGTTTATGAATATATTGGATACGGAGTCTATGGTGATGAAATTATTCAAAATACTGCAGCAGGTGTGAACGATTTTATCGGTTTTGATGTAGAATTACCAGATACTACAGCAACAACAGGTAATGTAAATGCTTATGGTCTTAAAGTGACTGGTGGAACTAAAACAAGCGGACTTCAAGTTGGTGTTTATGTTAGTATGAACGCTGCTACTGATACTGCTGTTCATATAGACCAAGGTATAGCACAGTTTGATAATAACATAGTATTTGGTGATGAAACAGTTGATATAGGAACAACTAGTATTGGATTGAACGATTTACATTTCGGATCAGGTGGAATTATTAATTTCGATGGCGGTGATGTAACAATCACTCATTCAGCAGCCAAACTAACTTGGGGTGGAGATGGTGCTGTAGAGATTGATTTCAATAATCACGAAATGACGAATGTTGATATTGATTCAGGTACTATTGATGTTGTCAATATAGGTGCAGGTACACCAGGTACGGGTGCATTCACAAACCTAAGTGCTAATGGTGCAAACTTTAGAGGTCGTATGGCGGTGGGTGCAGCAGATTATAATCCATCAGCTTATACAGATGATTATATCATTGCAGTTGATAATACAGCAGCAGCTAGAGCAGTCACGATTAGTACAGAAGATGAGGATTCAGGATCAGCAACTGCACCTAGAATGTTTATTATTAAAGATGAAAAGGGTGCTTGTGCAACGAATAATATAACCGTATCACTTGAAAGTGGTGGAACAATTGATGGTGGGGCTACTTATGTGATGAAAGCTAAAGACCAAGCAATAACTTTATATATTGATGGTACTAATGCTTATATAATTTAATATGGCTTATATACCTATTCAACGCAAATACTAGAATAAGTGCAAGTGCATATGGTGGCACAGCAGGTAAAACTATAAAAGTTTGGTTAGAAATTCAAGAAATTTAATAATAAAAATATGTCATACAAATCACAAAAAACAGAGACTGTCCTTATCCCTATTGAATGGGCTGAAGACGGAACTTCTGCACCAGATGCAGCAGAATTAGTAACAGATACTAACGGTAAAATTAGAGTTAGACAATTCGCTGGTGATTCTAGTCAGGATGTTCGTATTCCTTGGCAAGTACCAGCAGATATAGTTGTAGCTGATGGTATTAAGTTTACAGTAAATTGTGTAGTAACAAACGCAACAGGACCAAGTAACGAGGAGATAGAGTTCAAGATGTCAGGTTACTGTTCAGGTGATAACGATACTTTAACAGGTACGTTCGGAGATGAGATAGCTTCCAACGATACAGCTATCACAGCACCACAGGACGATATTCTAATTACACCTCAAAGTACCAAAGTTACTGTTACAGGATTAGCATCTGGTGAGTTAGCTATGCTTTACTTTTATCGTGATCACGATGGTAACGATGATTATGCACAGAAGATAGGTGTATCAGGGATAGTAATTGAATATACTAAAACATTATAAATATGAATAACTCCTACTTACAAATTGCATCAAGGCGAAGAAGTGGTGGAAATTTTCCTTCTACTGGTTTAGTTTCTTATTGGAATATGGATACAGACGGTTCTGTGCCAGATAGTGTAGGCTCTAATGATGGAATTATAAATAATGTTATATATAGTGCTAGTGGTAAATTGGGAGGGGCGTATTCTTTTGATATTGCTGGTTCAAATATTACTGTAGGAACTTCAGCTGATTTAACACCGCCAAAATTAACTGTAGCAATGTGGGTCAAAAGAACAGCCACTTGGTCTGGTACTTATCAATCATTTTTCTGGGCAAAACCAGATGCTTATAATAGTCCATTGGGTTGGCAGTTTGATTGTGCTGATGGGGCTAATGAAAATACACCACTAGTATTTAGAGTTTCTGGAAACAACTATATAGCAAAAGCTAATAATGTTGACCCTGATACATTTTTTCCACTAAATGAATGGGTATATATTGCAGCAACTTTTGATTCAGATACTAATGTTGGTGCTTTATATAAGAATGGAGTAAGTGTAGCCGATGGAGGATATGGAACAGCAGACATAATTAATTCGAACACAGTAACTAAATATATTGGTTATCCTCATTCACCTTATGGTAATAATGGATTAATGGATGAAATAGGTATTTGGAGTAGGGCTTTAACACCAGATGAAATAACAGCATTATATAATTCAGGCGATGGATTAACTTATTAACAATACCAGATAACGTATAAATCACTAAATATGCCAGAACAAACACTAGCCGTTGTAATAGAACGGATAGAAAATTTAAAAGACCATCTGACTGAAAAGTTAGATAGG